TTGAGACGGTTCCAGCCAAAATTACGGATGTGGTTCATGCTGCACCGCATTCAAATTTGCAGAAAAGGTTGGCCGTGACTCCATTTCAATTGCGCATACGCCGTAGCTTTTTCCATCGATATAAATTTCGAAATCAAGAGGCCATTCAGATTCCCAGCCATCATGATCTGACCAGTATCCCTCAGCAGCTTGTCGCGCGAGGATTTCCACGTCCCATTGGTCAGGATTCATGGGTACAGAAAGGATGCCGAGTGAATAAGCATCATCAGGAAATTCAACTCCCGTATCGCAAACCGTGTATTGAACTTTGGCTAGACTCACAACGCACCTCCATTGCTGTTACCGCGCAGTTGGGCGGCGAAATAACATGCGAACTCACCAGCTCTGCGCGTTGCAGTAATCGCCTGGTTAATCACGGGATTATTGGGTTCGGCTTTCATCATTTCACTATGACGGCGCTGGCAATGTTCAACGAACATCTCCACTCCCTGCGCCCGCACTTCAGCCAGAAATGCGTCGGTGGCTGGGGTTTCAAGTACAGGCGAAATTTTATCTTCTGCATCTGCCCATGAGTTCCAAAGCGCCACTGCGTGCACATAATTAACGGCGCACTCCTTCAGCCCCGCATTCTCCACAACCAGCGCTTCACTACGCTTCATCTCCGCATCCAGTGCCTCTGTCAGTTCTGCCATCTTTCTGACGATATCGATGATGACGGTGTTAATGTCGATGCTCGCGGCAAACTCACGACCAGAGTCCACCAGGTGCTTGTTGTTAGTTGTCATACCTGGACCCTGCGTGCTTGCGCTTTAAGTTTCTCTATCGCCATGACAACATCGTCGACGTTCTCTGTGCCGATAGCTTTCTTCATTTCGCTTTCCCAAAGCTTTTCATAAGCAATAGCCGAGTCTCTTTCAGCCATTAAAACCTTCTGCTGTTCAAGCGATTCACTCAGAGCTACACGCGTCACATCAAGCCGGGTAGCCAGCTCGCGCATTAACTGACATGAGGCCAGGGGTAGATAACGAGCTGCCTGGTGCGCCGATGCAATTAATTGTTTTGTCGTCAGGCGCATTTGCGGATCTCCATTAGCTCATTGAACCGGTACATGAAGAGGCCATAAGCCTGACCTGGGCGAAGTGGAATGACAGTAAACAGGTCTGTAGGCGGGATACCCTCAAGCACTGGCCACACGGTACCGTCATCAATATCCAGATCGCGGCGTTCGGTACCGAGCATGACCAAGTCGGCATATTTCACCGTGTCGTGCTGGTGGGCGGGTAATCCGAACTTCGCGCGAATCACGCTATCCACATAATCTTCAACGCGTTGGTAATCCGGCAGCAACCGTTTAAGCGGCGCCGGTATATCCTGGCAATACGCTTCAGCAGCATCATGCAGCAGTGCTTCAAGGGCGAACTCTGCCGGCACGAGTTGGCTGACAAGCACCGAGTGCTGCGCCACGCTGTAGAACTCCGGCAGGTGACCGGCAAAGCGGCAGATGTGAGAAAGGGCAGTGGCGATATCCTCGATCACGATGTCGTCGTGTTGAATATCGGTGTAGTTAATATGTTTCCCGGATAGTGTCTGAATATGTGGCATTACGTGTTCTCCGTTATTTCGCGCTGCACCGCGCCTGAATTCTGGTTGAGCGAATCCCTCGCCGGGTGGCGATAAATTGAGTGGTTTCGCTTTAGTAAATGCCCTAATTAAGCGGGCATTTAGTGAAACGGGCGGCTGCCACCGCCGGTTAGTTCTCCACACAACACAAAAGAGCACCTACGGTTGCAGCCGCCCGGATGGATTGGGGAATGAGCCCGTCATCCGGTGATGCTCTTGTGTGTTGCGTAAAAAAAGGGGCGGTACCAGCGACTTCAAGGGATAAATCTGGTACCGCCAAACAACTACACTACTGCCTGGTTTTATGAGGTTGTGGGCCAGGCGCTTGTCTTCTGGTTGCCGTCGGCGCGGCTGCAATTCACCACAACGGAGAGAGCACTGCGTAACCTGGCACCGATCTGGCCGCCGGTCGGTTTGTACTGGATTCTTCCCCAGCCACTGGCCCGGACAACGAAGCTTCTATGTGCGTTCCAACCAGTGCTCTTTCCTGTTGTGCGCCGGGCTTCCACTGGCTCCCATCTGTTTTTTAAGCCACTCAGATATCGTCTGGGCTGCGCCTGTCTTTTCACCACATCAGGCTCGGTGGATCCTGGTTATTCCCCAACAACAAGGATTCGGTTAATCTGAAATCCCCAACACATTGATAGTGATAACTCATGAAGCGCTCAGATGTTTTAACCCAGTGCCTGATTAATACCGGCTGCGGACTTTCAGAGGCTGATATCCGACACGGCATCCGGCAAACATTCGCTGATGAATACCCCGATAAAAACTACGATTCCTGGGATATTGAAATCAGCGATCAGACTGCAAATCACATCATCAAAACTGTAGGTAGAGCTTTGTGGATAAAGGTTGATCTATTTATCCGTGATCTCTGGGACGCCTACTGATTCCAAAGGGATGGACCCGACCCCTCTAAATCCGGTGGCCAGAGTGCGACCGTTTCTGTTTGCTTCGGCTTCCAGAGAAGTTTTATCTTTCTCCAGCGCCTCCACCACACCACCCAAAAACAGCAAGTAATCGGCTGCTACGGCTGACTCTGTGCTTAAGGTCTGCTTCAAAACTCCGTTAACCAAAAGCTCAACCCTGTTTCCGCCGTTAACTTTTTGCGCGGTCTCAATCTTGCTTAACGTTTCGCGGGGAACGCTGAAAGTTTTGCAAACCTCTTCTTTGTCAAACTGCATACTTAACCTCCAAGGGATACTTCGTGGGCGTCCTGCCTGTTCGCTGTCGATGGATTTAATGTAGGATATCTTACCTCGTGGTGTCAATATCAAAAGTAGGAAAACTTACATGGAGGGGTGAAAAAAAAGCCGCAGAACGCGGCTTAGTACGAAAGGGTTAGAGATCTGTGACAACCTGCTTTACGACGCCCACTAATCTGCAGTTGCCGTTGACCTCAAGCACTCGATAGTTGGGATTGAGTGGAACGAGATACTTAAGGGGGCCATCAATAACAAACTTTTTTAACGTTGCTTCCGTAGATCCGTCAATCCTTGCCACAACAATCCGTCCGTTTACTTCGTAAGGGCTGCCGTAGTCTGGATCAACGATGACAAGAGACCCCTCTGGAATACTGGGGGCTCCATTCGGATTAGTCATTGAGTCACCACGAACGCGTAATGCAAAGCCTTCATCAGAGATGCTGGCTGTAGTGAATATCCATTCGTGGATATCATCTTGAGTTACAGACATTCCGGACTCAGTCCACTCACCAGCTTGCACCCACGACAAGACAGGGATCTGCTTAACTCCAAATTTATCTGTTGGGCGTATGGCCGGTGCGTCACTTTCTGGATCTCCAGCACCATCAATTAGCCATTGCGGGTTGCATTTTAAAGCAGCGGCAAGCGCCTGAAGGTTTGAGCCGCCAGGTGCATAATCACCAGATTCCCATCCAGTTACTGTTACTCGATTAACGCCGACAAGTTTCCCTAAAACAGCCTGAGTTAACTTCAGCTCTTTTCGGCGCGTACGGATGCGATCATTCATTTTCATGTAGGCAATCCTACCATCTTTTGAGGTAGGAGTCCTTGACCTCCATATGTAAGATATCCTACTATCGCAGTGTTCCCAATAACTACATGAGAGGGCTGTATGAACAAAGATGAAGTGCTTTCCTACTTTGGTGGCGTAAGCAATTTGGCAAGGATTTTAGGTATTTCTCACGCATCTGTTTCTGGCTGGGGAAACGTCATTCCTAAAGGTCGCGCTTTTGAAATCCAGACCATAACGAAAGGTGCGTTAAAAGTTGAACCCGCCCTTTACTCAAAGCCTAACGAGACGGCGGCGTAATAGTAACCACAGTAATAAGGGGTTAACCGTGGGCAAAGAGCACTGGAAAGTAGAGAAACAAACCGATTCGTATGTCGCGATAGTCAGAAAAATTATCGCAGCATTTCCGGGCGGGTACAAAGAGGCGGCTGAGGTTCTCGACGTCAGCCAGGACGCAATATTCAATCGGCTGCGCGCTGGCGGCGATCAAATTTTCCCGCTTGAGTGGGCACTGGTACTTCAGCGAGCAGCGGGGGTGACCTGCCTTGCTGATTACATCTCGCTTGAGACTGATAACGGTATGCACATTCCTGGCGCGACTGGCGAAGATGCCAACGAAGAGATCGGGATCAAGCTGGCGGAGCTGGTGGGGCAGTTGGGCGATCTGGTTAATGCGTATCGACAGTACACCGAGGATGACGTGGTGACGCGCGCCGAATGGAAAAGCCTTAACGAAATCGCTTATCGGTTTCGCGTAACGCTGATGACCTTTCTGAATTTGATATCCCGCGTTTATTGCGAGCCAGAAAAGAGTGACGCCCGCGAGTGTGCAGCTCCGGGCGCCGTGGCGTGTCGTAATCAGTGGAGAACTAACGCATGAACAGTTTAACGGCTAACCGCCGTTTACCGCAACTGCGGATGATCCCGGTACCGGGCGTTCCGCTGTTTCGGTATGAGCGCAGATTATCAAACCGCTGGGTTCCATGTAACCACGGCCGGGCGGTGGCAATTGTGGGGGTCTACTACCGGAGGGCAAAAGCCTTATGCGCGAGCTTAACCGAAGGTTCAGAGACCACTACGGCGTGCCCGTCAAAGTTATCCGCTGGGAGCCTGAAACCCGTCGCGTTATCTACCTGCGGGAAGGCTACGAGCATGGGGAATGTTTCAGTCCGCTCGAGCAATTCCAGCGCAAGTTCAGGGAAATAGAGGGCGATCATGAGCCAGATATTTGAAATCGTTCAGTCGCTTTCAGGTCAGCGAAACTGCATCACAATTCCGGTGCCATACCTCGATTTCTTTGCGGGAGATCAGCAAGCCCACGCTCTGGGCGCTGTCCTTAACCAGCTGGTGTTCTGGTCAGGTAAATCAGATCTGAATGATGGCTGGTTTTACAAAGAGCATAGCGAGCTGGCGGCGGAAATCCGTGGTGTAAGTGAAGACCAGGTACAGCGGCTGGTAAACAAGATTTGCACCCGCTGGCTACCTGACGTCGTTCAGAAGGCCCAGCGACAGGTAAATGGCACTAAAAAGACGCATTACCGCATCAACGGCGAAGCGTTAATTGACGTTTTATTCCCGCCAACACCGGTTTCCGCAGAATCGCGGAACGGGAAACGCGAAGTCGCGGAACCTGTTCCGCAGAATCACGGAACCGAAAACGCAGAAGCGCGGGACCCTAACCGCGAAGTCGCGGAACCTATTCTCTATACAGATCATTACTCAGATCATCACAAACAGATCATTAACCCCTCTTGTCCGGTTGCTGCGCAACCCGACCCTGCGGTGGTGATCACTGACATGGCGAAACAGGTTTTATCTCACCTGAACAAGACCACCGGATCCCGGTACCAGGTTTGCAAATCGTCACTGGAAAACATCCGCGCCCGCCTGGCTGACGGGTTCACGCCTGAAGAGCTGGTGCTGGTGGTGGATTACAGCGTCGAGAAATGGGGCTCAGACCTGAAAATGGCTGAGTACCTGCGCCCGTCAACCCTGTTCCTGCCGAGCAAGTTCCCTGG